ACGAAGAAATACGGGATGAATCCCCGGCGTGTCACGGCCACGAGTTCTGCACCATACGGTACTTGGGCAGGTACGACGCCTACGTTATAGATGGGCACGGACTTGTCTCCTCGTTAAGCGGCCGGCCGCCGACCCCGTAGTTGATCGATCGTGTCGTGAGCAATCTTCCTGGCGATGGAAGCCGGGTCGTCCGAGAGCAGCATGTCCTTGATGCCCGGCGTGTCCTTCGGTGCTGTGAAGCGATCGGTGGCAGCGGCGGGAGTAGCAGCCGCGAGCTGGCGCTGCATCTTCACGATCTCCATCGCGCTTTCCCAGTCGATCACTCGTCCCTGCTTGCCTCGTTCAATGATGATGGCCTCGACCTCTGCCGGATCGATGCCTTCCCTCTCCGCGAGCGCGCGCTTGGCCGCGAGCCTCGCCTCCACGTCGCGCTCGAGCTGCGCGGCCTCGAGTGCGGCGATCTTCTCATCGCGCGACTTCAGCGCCTTGTCGACCGACTCCTCTTGCTGCAGCTCGGGGAAATTCACCTTGGGATTGGCCTTCTTGTAGAGGCGCTTGAATTCGAGGTTCGTCTCGGGGTTGGAGAGGATGTCGTTCGCAGCGCGGACCAGGTTGTCCTTCTGCTCGGGAGTCAAGGCTTCAAGTGATGGCATGGCAGTTGTCCCTTACTGGCGCGGAAAGCGAAGCGGCCGGCGGTTCCTCTGGAAGGGCGCAGCGCGGCCGGCGCGCCCGCCGATGCGGCCGGCGCCGAGGTTTCTGTTCTTGGCTTTGGCAGGGCGGTTAGGCACGGGAGTGGCGACGCTTGTTGTGAGAGTGCTTGCGGCTGTGGGCGTGCGAGTGCTTCCTGTGCACGGTCGAATGAACCCGGTGTTTGGCCGAATGCATCCGGCGCTGGTGCGAGTGCTCGTGCGCCATCAGTTCTTCCGCGCGATCCTCTTGTGCTGCCGACGCACCGCGTGGCGAAGCCCGTGCTTGCCGGAGCGCTTACGGGATTCCCGATGGAGCGTGCGACCGTGGTGTGGACCGCCTGGGGTCGGATCACCGTGGGTTCTCATCAGCCTGTCCTCGGTGTGCGGCCCTTTCGAGAGCGTCTACCCTTGGCCATATCAGTGACTCCCCTTCTGGTTCGGCATGCGGCGCTGGGTCTCGCCCGGTGGCTTGTGGTCGTACTCCCCGTGCTCGAGGCCATCAACGCCCGGACCGTCGAGCCCGCCGATGCCGAGATTCTCGTACCGCGGCGGGTTTCTGATGTTGCCCTTGGCGAGCGCGGGGTCGGTCGGTTGGCGGATCGTGAGTCCTTCCGCCGGAGCCAAGAGTCGATTGACAACGCCCATGTGATTTACTCCTTACGCAGCGGCGCGTGCGGGCGCGGGAGCTCCGCCTCCACCACCGCCTACAGATTGAGCGACTGAGCCCGGCATCTGCGCGGGCTGCGCCTGGGACAAGATCGCGCGCATCTCCGCCGGGACCATCGGCTTTGACTCGTCCTCGCTCTTACCAAACTGCTTGATGAGTTTGGAGATGACCTCGACGATTGTCTTGCCCTCTTCCGAGAGTGGTCCCGCCTCGCGCGCGGCGAGCATGAGTGCGTGCAGTGCGACCTGCACCTTGATGCGTGCGCTCGCGGCTTTCCCCTCTTGCTTCTGAGGGGTGAGCATCGGCGCTCCTCCTGGACCTGGAGGTTTGGAGAGCGGCTGTGGAAGTGCCGCGTCGGCGGATGTGGGGGACGCGCCGCCCGGATCGCCTCCGGCCGGACCTGTCGCTGCTGGATCGGGCATGGTGCCCGCATCCTCTTATCGTGGTCGTCCCTTGCGGCGCATTCTGCTACCGAAGCTCATCGCACTGCAAGCGCACATAAAACGAAGGCCAGCAATCGCTGGCCTTCCGAGCTCGGTGTGTCCTTGCTTTCGCTTACCGACGACGTCGGTGCGAGCGCTTGTGACGGCCTTTCTTCCGTGCCACTACAGGTCTCCTTTGAAGTCAGGGCGTCCCTTTACTGGCCTTGCCGATCGGCGAAACCTTTCCGGTTGCGAGCGTGAGTTTGCGCTGCTCCTCGGCGGCCTTTGCCTCAGCGGGTTCGATCTTAACTTTGAGGTCCATCTTGAGCAAGTCGCGCATCGGGACGGGCAGCAGGTCGATGAGCTTCTCGCGTGTGATCGCTTTCGCCTTGTAGAGCGAGAAGGCCATGTTCACGATGTCCTGTTGGAAGATCGGGCTCGAGGAATGGGCATCGACCCGCACCAGATACTCATCCGTGAACTGGTCCGCTATGAACTGCATCCCCTCCTCGGTCACGTAGGTGCGCTTGGAGTAGGTCTGCATGATCTTCAAGATCAGCGTGGCGAGATCCTCGATCTGCCGCTCGACCACAAGAGCCCGCATCTTGACTCGAGACGATCCGACTCGAAGCAGCTGGGTCGCGTGTCCCTCGCTCCTCACTCCAGATTCCCCGCGTCCCTGCATCTGCTCGGTGGTGCCCATGGCATCATCGAACTGGGTGTCGATGTAATTGACCTCGGCAAAGAGGTCATCGGGCATCTCGGGCTTGACCGAATCGATCTTGGATGTCGGCATCGAGGCGACCGCCATTCCGCCTGGGGAATCCATCGCCGCCTGGATCTCATCGACTGGGGAGGAGAAGTCGCCCGATGCGACCTTGGCGGGGTTGGCCTGCATCTCCATCAGGTGCTGCACCTGGTCCCAGCGGGTGTTGCGCAGCATCTGAAGGTTGAGCAGTCGCTCCACCGCCACCGTGCCCCAGAAGTAGCCGAGCATCGGGAAGGGGCACACCTGCACGAACGGGATCTCATCATCGACGAAGGCTTTATCGATCGGACGGTCGAACACCGGCACGTCGGGATGAGCGACCGTGAAGATCCTCCAGTCCTCGATGTCATCGTCGAACACGTAGAGCTCGTACATGCGGGCCTGCGCGGGCTCCACTTCGGCGATATAGGAGATGCGTGAGCCGATGTAGGTATTGATCTCACCCTGCGCGTTCGGAAGCGCCGAGGAGGTCACGATGCGATCGATCGGCTGGGTGACGGATTCCTCGAACTCACCCTTTGATTCGACCGCGGCGGCGAGGATGTGATCGATCTCGGGCTTGGGGAAGCCAGCCACCAGAAGCTGGTAGGCGAGCTGATTTTTCCCAATGCGGTATTCGTGAAAGAACGCCTGTTGGTTGGTGAGCCCGAGGATATCCTCGCGCTCGACTCCCATGTGATGGGGCTCGACCAGGTCGACGTGCAGGTCCTCCTTCTGCGGGCGGGTCTTGAGGAACATCGACCCGTACACCATCGACCAGCGCAGCGCCTCTCCGAACTTGGTGTCGCACTCGGCCGAGTGCCAGCGATCGCTCACGGCACGGGTCAGCGGATCGCACATGTCCAAAAAAGACTTCGGCACCGATTCATCGAGCTCGACCGCAAAGCGCACCGTCTCAGCCGAGTAGAGCATCGAGATCGCCTTGTCGATGTGGGGGTAGATTTTATTCACCACACCAAAGACGTTCTGATCGATCGAGGTGCCGGACTCCTGGCCGTAGAGGTAGTACTGCTTGAGAGTCCGGTAGGCGCCTTTGCGCGACTCCTGGCTCGCGCGGCAGGCGTTCATCACCTCACGGATCAGAGCGAGCTTCTCGCTCGGTTCATCGGGGATTTTCATGGAAGGGTCTCGCTATCGTAATGAAGTAGCGCTGTCCCTCACGTCCCGGAATCACCTCAATCCAGAGCTCCTCGCGTTTGAAGCCGCAGCGCATGAGGAGCTTGATTTGCCGATCGATCTGCTCCAGCAGTGCGTGTTGCGGTCCGAGGAAGCCGCTTCTCCACTCGATCGTCATTCCGGTCTCTTCACGAACTGCGGCCGAGGCTGGGGGATGTCGGAGTAGTTGATCGCGGGGCCCGCGTGGCGAGCCCCAAACATCGCGCCATCCACTTTCGGGACCTCGCCGTGAGTCTGCGAGAAGCCAGGGGTCGCGTGCGGCACGGGCGCCCAGTGAGGCACCATGATGCGCTCGCCGCGGCGTTTGGCTTCCGATTCTGCGGAGAGCTGTTTGCGACGCCGGTCGGCCTCGAGCGCGCTGATGCCACTCTTGGGATCACCGCTCAAAGTTGAGAGCCCACTCTCCTCGGCGATCCGGCGAGACTGCTGATCGATGAACGCCATCTTGCCGCTGCGTCGGTAGGCGGGCGCGGTGCGGATTTCTTGGCGCACGTGGTGACGGTTCTTGCAGGCAGGACAGACACCCGAGGGGTTCTCGAACTCCCCGTGCATCGCGCAGCGCCACTCTTTCACGATGCGGCTCAAGCGCTTGCTCCAACTACAATGCGTGCACGGCGAGCCAAATAACGGCGCTGATTGGCTTCTCTCAGACAAACTTTACAACAGATCCAACTTGGATCGTACACGTGGCCCCGCCGGCAATAACCCGTACTCCTGCCTGGTCGACCGTTGCTCCAATATAGATTTTCGAGTCGATTATTCGCTGTATCGCCATCTTTGTGACTTACTACCTTTGTATGTGCCTTGGCATGCGGTTCGAACGCTGAAAGCACAAGACGACAAACCGACTCTCGACGTGGGACCAATCGGCGACGCAAATTAACTTTAAAGCGATTGTTTACAGGATCCAACGATAATTTCATGATTCTTGTTCGAATCCGATAGCCACCATCGCTCACTCTGGCGAGCGACTTCACCCTGCCAAAGTTACTGACTTGGTAGACTCCCTCGTATCCAGTAGCGTCGCGCCACACTTCCGTCATCCACTCCTCCCCTGCTCGGCCCGCTCGAGCCGATCCCGAAGCTTACCGCTCCAGCGCTTCTGACCCAACAGCGCCTTCTTCGGTGGCGGCGGCGGCGATCCCGGAGGCACGATCCCGATGGAGGCGAGGTGCCGATCGACGGCGCGTTGCACCAGGTTTGGCTTTTGGAGCTCGATCATCGGAGTTTCCCCTGGCGTCCAAACAATGCCGTTGGCGAGCAGCTGCCCCCGCAGCTGATCGTTCCAGGCGAGGCAGGCGAGTCCCGCGGCTTTGATCCGATCGTCGTAGTCGTAGTCCGCCGCTTCCGGTGCGCCGCCATTGATGCGGCGGATCGAGGGCATCTCCTCCACACACTCCTCGCTTACGATCTTGACCGCGTCGCGCTCGATGTAGTCGCGCAGACTGTTCATCATGCGCTCTTTCAAATCGAAGTTGGTCTTGGTGTGAAGGAAGGTCGCGTTGCCGGTGGTGGAGTCGATACGGCGGTAAAGATACTGCCGGATCGCAAACATCACCTCGCGGCTCGCCCCTCCGCTCTCATCCCGTCCGAAGGCCGCCGCGCGGCGCATGTTCTGGAACTCCTGCAGCACCGCGCCTCCGGGTCCCGTCACTTCGAGGTTGAGAGTCGTCTTGCCGTATTTACCGGCGAGGTACACCATGATCCAAGCGACCGCGTGAGTGGTGACGCGATCATCGGCAAATTCTGCGACCTGCTGCATGCGGTTGTAGTAGACGCGCCACACGCTGATGCAGGATCGATCGGAGTGCTCGGAGCTCGCAAACGCAGGGTCGACGCCGATGACGTACCAGCCGCCACTGGCCGCTTCCTCCCAGATGGTGAGATTGGATCGTGCCTCATCGCACTCCATCACCTTAAGATCCGCATAGGTGAGGCCACAGGAAATGCTGAAGTGCTTGGCAGCGCCCCGCACTGAGCGGGCGTAACGGCGGCAGGCGTCGACGGTTCTGGCGAGGAAGAAGGCGCTCCCGGTAGCGATGAAGGCGTCCTCCTCGCGATGCGGGAATTCCTGTGCCAGGAGCGATTCATCGGTGATGCGCTCGGCGGCGGTGTAGCGGTACCAGGCCCACTGGCAGTCGTTCACCTCGATGCCGTAGCGCTCCTTGATCTCAGCGGTCAGGAGCTCCTCATCGTGCGTGAGGCGGCCGTCCCAGTAGGCTTGGTAGAGCTGCGAGCCGCGTTCGAGCGCGTAGATTTCATCGTGCGCCCACCAGCTGCAGAAGATTTGCTT